AAACTCATCATGCTGAGTCTGCTGGTTGCATTCTGTTTGGGCGCCATTGTCGGCGTCGTTTTCGTGCTGGGCGTCTTCCAGAATGGATTGATCCGCTGATTGACAAAGACCTCGTTTGTTGGTGTCCGTAGCAATTGTCAAAGACATACTCACGCTTGGCGGAACGGTGAATGATGGACATTATCGCAACGGCAATAGAACGTACACAATCAAAAAGTTGAAAGACATCGGCGAAGACATCGAAGAAGCAAAGGACGAGCTTTGAGCACCACGCCTTGCGAATAAAAAATGAGTGCGTTTCGCATAACAACGAATGACCGAACCCCTCGCCATCGAATACGCGGACCCCATAGAACTCGCTCGCTGGACAATGCGCTTGTTTGAGCCGCCGCCGAACATCCGGCCATCCGAGTTTGTGCAAGGGAATCGAGTGCTGACAAAGGCAAGTGGCGCTGTCGAGCCGGGTCCGATTGACCTTAACCGCACGCCGTATATCCCATTCATCCTCGACCGGTTCTGGGATCGGGACGTGTATCAGGTCAGCATCATGAAGAACACCCAGAGCGCCGTCACGAGCGGGGTGTTCGAGAATATCTTCTTCTACTCTGCGCAGGTGGATCAACGCAACTTCCTCTTCATCATCGACACGCTGACGAAGGCACGGCGCTATAGTCGGCGCAGCATTGACTCACTCATCCGGGAGAATCCAGGGTTGAAGGCGGTGATGCAGGAAGCCCGCTGGCGCAATGCCGGCAGCACGCTGCTGGAAAAAAACTACGTCACGGGAGGCGGCCTCACGCTCGCTGGCGCAAACTCGCTGAGTGATCTGAGTACATTCACATTTGAAATCTTTGTCGGTGATGAGATCGACAACTGGAAGTTCAATGTCGCCGAAGCAGGCGATCCGATTTTGATGGCAAAAGGCCGCACGGCCCGCAGTCACCGCTCGAAAATCCTGCTGATTTCCAAGCCGCTCATTCGCGGTGCAAGCCGGATCGAATTAGAGTTCGCACGCGGCACGCAGCGACATTACCAGATGCCGTGCCCACACTGCGGGCACTATCAGGTCTTCGTCTTCTCACCCGATTCCATCTTCGCCAAACCCACGAGCGACATCACGGACCCGCCCATCATCGGCGGCCTCGCAAAAGGCTATCTGCGCTATGACCGTGAGAACGGCAAGAACCCACGCTGGGCGCGGTATGTGTGCGAGAAGTGCGAGAAAGAGATTGACGAGAAGCATCGGCTGGAAATCATCAGAGCCGGGCGCTGGGTAGCAGCGAACCCAAGCCCGCAGATGGAAGGCAACCGTGTACATGAGAGCTTTCACATCTCGGAACTCTTCACCACAATCAACACAAGCTGGCGGCTGCTCGCGCAGCAGTGGATCGCTGTAAGCAAACACCCGTCGCAGCTCACCGTCTTCATCAATGAGAAGCTCGGCGAGACAGCGACGCACATCGGCATGAGGGAAATCAACGAAGCGCCGCTGCGTGAGCGACGGTACAATTACTTCATGCCGAGCGAGAAGCCCGAGGAAAGCTACATCGTGCCCGAACCCGTGCTGTTCATTCTGCAAGCCTGCGACGTGCAGCAGGACCGCATCGAGTACCTCGTCACGGGGCATGGCTTCAATCCTTCGAGCGGACTTATCAACCACTGGCATCTTACGCATGACGCTGTGCATGGCTCGCCCGAAGACGAGACTACGTGGGAAAAGTTGGATGAAATTCTGCTGAGAGAATATCGTCACGCATCCGGCATCATGCTGCCCGTTGCGGCTGCCTTTATCGACATGGGCAACTGGCAGCATAATGTCATTGCATTCACCGCGCCGCGTGAAGCTCGACGCATCTATGCGTGCAAAGGTTTTGACGAACGGCGCATCACGAAGTACGGCATCAAAACGCCGCTCGCAGTCACGAGTCACACCAAAGAGGACAAGGTGCGCTTCGTCATCGTGGGGACGGACGCTGGCAAGCAATTGCTCTTCGAGAAGCTGAGCGCACCGGAGAACGGACCCGGCTACATCCATTTCAACTTCAACATGACAGATGATTACTTCACGCAGTTGACGAATGCCCGGTATGAGACGGATTGGTCGAGCGGCATGCCCGTGAGTCGCTGGGTGCCGAAGGACAGAAGTCAGCGCGAGGAAATCCTCGACATGTGGGTGTATACTCTCGCCTGTTTGAAGTATATTGATGTACGCTGGGAGCTCGTGAGGCAGAATTTCAAGGCCGCTGTTGAAGAGATGAAGCATCCAAGAGCGAAAGAGCCGGAGAAGAAAATCACAAAACCGCCCACACATTCGAGGTTCAAGCTATGACGATCATGTATCTGTGCGTCGAATGCTCACAGAAAGATCAGCGAAAGTGGGAAATTATCTTCCCGGATGGTGGATCGCATCCTTGTCAATCCTGCGGCAAACCCGCAGTGTACATGGTTAGCGTGCATGACATCACGACGCAACAGCCACCGAAGTTGACAACGCGATAAACCACACTGATGAAGCCGCCGGGAAAACTCCCCAAGGGCACGTGCGCCCCCGTGCCGCTCGACTCGGATGTCGAGGAAATGGTCATGCGTCTATCGGCGCAACTCGGCTGGCCGCTGGGGCGCACAGTCAATGCACTCTTACGCTGCACCATCGGCGGGGAGTTCGTGATGGAGGTGGAGATGGCGAAGCCCGCCCGGCTCGGTACCGAGGAAGGGCGCAAGTTAGTTCAATCCGCCCCGGCGAGGGCGAGATTCCGGCTATAGCAACCCTGCGAAAATCACACAATTTTGCAGTTTGTGTCGATTTCTTGTAATCTATTATATTAGAACGACTTACAGGCCAAAAAATTTTCAAAAATCCTCACTTTGGACTTGACTTTGACGGTCTATTATATTAGATTATACACAGAAGTTGAGAGCAAAAGTCAAACAAAAAAACAAAACAAAGGAGGTTACAATGACACGAGTAACGGAAGAGTGGAAGAATGAAGTCAACGAATACAGATCAGATGTCCCGACGGTCACAGAAGAGGAACTTGTAGAATTATTCGTTGACTACGTTTGCATTGACGAGAAGAATCACATCTTCCGTCATGATGCTGAGCAAAAAGAGTACATTCATCAATTGTTTGCACAACACTAACTCAAAACACTAAAGGAGGATGCAATGACACGAGAACAACTGAAAAGCCGGAATGAAATAAGAACAAAAAGCCTTTGGCGCATCGTATCCTAGAGATATTGCAACTGCGTTCAGGCCGGCTTTTCGATTACTAAGAACGAAGCGAGATGCTTGAATGTGTTGAGCGTTTCCTGCACGACATGCTATACAGAAGTCCAGAACACAGCGAAAGAATGTAAACTAACCCAAGCGCCAAGCTGCCCGCGCACGAGTGGCGGCAAAATGAGAAAGGGTACTACAATGACATTCTACAAGTTGATGAATCGAGATGGATGGCAAACGAAGATCGGCTACGATGGGAAGCAAACGCATCTGTATGCTGTACTGGTTGACAAAGACCAGTACGGCGTGGTCGGCGCCGACGGATATATCTTTGAATCTATTTTCCTATCCAACCGCGGCGATGGTAGCTACATCATTCCTGCTACGAGAGTGCCAAGTGCTGTGCGAATAGCGTGGGATGCAGCGGCTGCGTATGAAGAGAGGGCCAGGGAATGAAAGACGTTTTGAAATCCATCGGTGCGCAGGCGCAAAGCCCTGCGGCTATAGCAACCCTGCGAAAATCACACAAATTTGCAGTTTGTGTCGATTTCTTCTAATCTATTATATTAGAACGACTTACAGGGCAAAAAATTTTCAAAAATCCTCACTTTGGACTTGACTTTGGCGGTCTATTATATTAGATTATATGCAGAAGTTGAGAGCAAAAGTCAAACAATTCAAACAAAAGGAGGTTACAGTAATGAACGAAGTCATAGTTGCAGTTCAGAATTTCGATGTCAATGACGTAGTTGCTGAAGAACTGCGTCGTGGGAAAATCGCAGAAACAGTTAAAGGCAAAACAGCATTTTGTAAAGTGCCAGAGAGTTTTGCAAAAGAGCGCGATTTGACGATTGTGCACACGATTTCAAGAGAGAAATATGACACACTTGATGAGTTTGATAAAGACCTCGTATTCACAACAAAAGAAGGTTTGTATTTTACGACTTTTGAATCTTTGTAATAAGCGCCAAGCCGCCCGCGCATGAGAGGCAGCAACAATAAAAAAGGGTACAGCAATGACACGAGAACAACTGAAAAGCCGGAATGAAATAGCTTCAGCCTTTCGCAAGGCCGAAGTTGAAACCTTAGCAAATAAGAACAAAAAGCCTTTGGCGCATCGTATCGTAGAGATATTGCAACTGCGTTCAGGCCGGCTTTTCGATTACTACGAACGAAGCGAGATGCTTGAATGTGTTGAGCGTTTCCTGCACGATATGCTATACAGGAGTCCAGAACACAGCGAAAGAATGTGAACTAACCCAAGCGCCAACCCGCCCGCGCACGAGTGGCGGCAACAATGAGAAAGGGTACAACAATGACATATAAAGAGTTCCGCTCAGAGGGCAAAGTTTTCGACATTACGAAAACGCACATTCTGCTTGAAGATATGCACGGAGAGGTGCACCATATTCCACTTCGCAACGTTACAGCATGGGAACGTGGAGAGTTTACTTCCGATGATGATTTTCTCAGCGCTATCTGGCAAGACGTTATTACATCGAGCGATTGCGCTGCATATTTGCCGGAATCGGGAAAATCATGAAAGACATCTTGAAACACATCGGCGCGCAGGTGCGAAGCCTACGCGGTTGGCGCAGTCAGGAAGAGTTTGCCCGCAAGGTTGGACTGCCAAAGTCCCGGATCAGTCCCATCGAGCAGGGGCAGGCAAACATCACACTAAAGACCCTCGCGCAAATCGCCGCCCGCGGCGGCGGCAAGCTGCGCATCGAAATCGAAAAGCCCTCATGACGAGGGCTTTTTTGTTGTTACCAACCCAATGCCCAACCTCTGAATTTTTCAAGAAAATTTCTACATGACAAGTAACCGAAACCAGCGTATCTTTTAGATGAGCTGGCGAAACCTCAAAAGGGCAAAGGGGAAGCCACTAACCAAGCCTCGATCCGCGCGCGGGCGAATCGGGGCTTTTGTTTTCACGGGAGATTCAACTTGGGCAGACCGAGTACATTCTACGCCGGAGAACATGCACGCTGGACCGAGACGGCGGACACTATCACCGTCACACCCGGTTCAACGCTGCACTTCCGTCTCATCAATGCGAACGGGAAAGAAGACTTCGACGGAACGCTGAATGGTTCCGACTGGGACTTCGACGTTGTTCCGACTCTGACCAGCTATGGCAACTATAGCGCGGTGCTGTACGAGAAAAACAGTTCAGGCGAAAAGACAACGCTTGAACGCTGGTCCGTCATTTTGTATCCGAATCTCTCGACGGCTACGACGGGCGTTGACGGACGATCACCTGCCCGCATCATGCTGGATAACATCGAAGCTGCACTCCAAAAAAACGCCGCCATGCCCGAAGCCACACGACAAGCACACGCGCGTTCCTGGGGTTACAAATCGCTGCGTGAGATGATGGATGTGCGTGACCGCTTGCGGCGTGAAGTCGAAGCGGAAGAAAACGCACTCAACGGCACGGACACCACCACAGCACGGGTCACGTTCGTAGCACCATGAGTATCATCACCGACATATTGCACCGAGTGGGGCTTGCGACGCAGAGTGAGATTCGACAAATCGAAAAGCAGAGTCTTGAGCAACAAGCGAGCGCTCTGCGTCTTGCTTTTTCCGTCACGACACGGGCCTATGCTGCTGCACAACATGGGCGCCTCAATGCCAACTGGGTGACCGTAACAGGCAACCCGCTGGCCGATATTCGTTCCGGCCTCAAAGTCGTGCGAGATCGTGCACGTGATTTGCAAGCGAACGACCCAACCGGTGCACATATCATTCGCATGTGGCAGAACAATGTGCCGGGCCCGCGTGGATTTTCATTCAAGTCGAAAGCAAAACTTTCCAACGGCGCAAGCGATGAAGTCGGCAACAAGGCCGTCGAGCGTGCTTACTACGATTGGTCGAAGCCAAAGCATTGCACAGTTGACGGGAAGATGAGCCGCCGACAGGTTGAACATTTCGTGATGGCGCAGCTTGGGCGTGATGGTGAGTTCCTCGTGCGGAAAGTCTACAACAACTCAAAGTACGGCTTCCAGCTGCAACCCCTCGACACTGAGCTGCTTGATGAGACATACAACGACCGCAACGGCAATAACCTCGTGGTCATGGGTGTCGAGATTGATACGTGGGGCAAGCCGGTGGCATACTGGATTCGTGTACCGAACGAGTTCTCGCGCATCTACGGCTACACAACGAGCGGCAACCGTGAACGCATTCCGGCGGAAGAAATCTATCACGGCTTCGATGTGCAGTATGCCTGCCAGACGCGCGGCGTGAGTTGGCTTGCACCGATCATGCTGCGCATGAAAGCATTGACAGACTGGGAGCAATACCAGTGGGCTGCTGCGCAAGTCAACTCGGCGTATGCAATGATCTTCAAAAATCAAAACGGACAAACATCGCGCCCATTCGACGGCAGGACTGCCGATCCCGAAACCGGGTTTGTCGAGATGGAGTTTTCCGAAGCGATGATTAAAGACATTGGCAACAAGGATGTCGTGATTGATCGTGCAAAGTTTCCGAACGAAATGTACGGCGAGTATCTACGCTTGATGGAGCAACGCATCGGCACGGGCGTCGAGATGGACTATCCGCACATATCCGGCGACCTGTCGCAGACGAACTTCAGTAGTGCGCGCTTCGGCGCTGCCAATACGCAGGAAGCATTCCGGGGCATCCAACTACTTCTCATCGAGCAATTTTTGGAGCCGATGGCTGAGGATTGGATGAAGATGGCATTCCTCAAGGAACAAATCAAACTGGACAGCGGCGCTGTACTGCCCGTAGAACGTCTCGACAAGTTTTTGGAAGGCATCACGTTCACCGGTCGCACGTGGGGCTTTATCCAACCGCTGCAGGATATTATGGCTGCAACGGTCGCTATTGAGTATGGATTGCAATCGCCCATCGAGTGGTTCGAGGAGAGAGGCAAAGACATGTACGAGGTCTACAACGATCTCAAGACGGCAAAAGATTTGCGCGACAAGTTGGGGATTGGAACAAAGCTCGACGCGCTGGATAAGGCGATGCAGGAACTTCAAACGGCAACGCCAGGAACGAAAGCGGAGAAGATCACGCAGGGCCTGCGCACACTCGCCGATGTGCTGATCGAAATAGACGATGCGGAAAATAGCAATGATCCAACCCGTATTGATGTGGCAGAAGAAAAACTGCTCAGGCAGGCACGAGAAATTTTGAGACGAAGCAAAAACGGACATCATCAACCAACGTGAAAGGACATCCCATGAAGACCCTGATTCTCATTCTCGCATGCCTCGCGCTGCCGCTGACGGCCTTTGCTCAGGTGAGTTTGAATGAGTACAGCGTCAAATCCGGCGCATCGTACGCCAACAGCCAGAAGGACACGACGGCGGTGTTACGGCTTGCGGGCGCATCGCTGCTCAGTGCAAAGCTCGTCACGAAAGACACAGCCGCCGTGGACGTGTACATCCAGTACAGCGCCAACTATTACGACGTACCCGCTGCGCAACGGACATGGACAACTGTTGTAACTGACTCGCTGGTTTATGCAAACACCGGTTACGGCTTTGCGCAGTATTCAATCCGTGATACGGATAGTGATGCACTCGACGGCGTGACAGGTGCTATAAGGACCGTGCTGGCTTTCCGCTCATCAGGCAACGGTGTAACAACGCCGACATACACACTGTCGTATGTCTTCCGCTGAGAGGATGATGCAATGATGACAAGTAAAGATATTCAAACCCTGATCGAGCGCTTCGGCGGGCAACGTATTGCGCTGCGAACCGTCGAACGAGCCGATCCGGCGACATGGAATGACAAGGACATGTCCGTCGAGGCAATCCTCACGACCGAAAAGCCTGCGGATGTATGGGACTGGGAGCGCTGGGACGTTGTGCCGGAGGTGCTGCGCATGGACGGCATGATTCTCCCCGAGGGCCGCGACCAGGTCCCGCTGCTCGACACGCACTCACGCTATTCCATTAGCGACCAGTTCGGTAGTGTGCGCATGTTCAGCAATGCGGTTGTTTCCGGCTACGCTGCGAAGAAGGCACGCTTCTTCTTCGCCTCGACCCAGGATGCGCAAGACGCTGCCACGAAAGTGAAGGAGGGGCACGTCACTGACAACAGCGTCGGCTATGAAGTGTTGGCATCGACGTGGATTGCGCCGGGGGCGAGCATGGAGATTGGCGGCAAGGTCTATAACGGCGGCGAGCGAGGGTTGCGAGTCACGACGCAGTGGAAGCTGAAAGAGGTGAGCCTCTGTCCCATCGGCGCCGATGAGCTTGCGACTATCCGCGCAGAAGCGAAGCACCACAAGCGCGATATGATGGACTGCCCTGAATGTGGAATGCAAACACCCGCAGATGGCAACTACTGTGCCTCGTGCGGAAAGGAAATCAAGCGTGCGGCATGGGATACCGCATCGCCTGATCCGACTATCACAATCAAACATCAACAACCAGGAGAACCAACGATGGAACCCACCAAGGAGCAACTCACGGATCAGGAGAAAGCTGCGGTCCGTGAAGCTGAATACAATCGCATTCGCGAGATCGGCGAGTGGAAGACGCGCTTCGTAGGTCAGATCGAAAACGTTGACCAACTGGCGACGGAAGCGATCAAAAGCGGCATGAGCGTATCCGAGTTCAAAGGGACGCTGGCCGAGAAGATGGCCGAGAAAGGCAAGGCATTGCAAACGCCGCAGAGCGCACTTGGACTCACGGAGAAAGAACAGAAGCGTTACTCGATTCTGCGCGCCATCCGGCATCTGCTCTATCAGCGTGACAAGCAGTTCGCTGACATGAAGGTGGATGCGAGCTTCGAGATTGAATGCTCGAACGAGATTGCCGCACGCCTCGGCATTGCGCCGAAAGGCATCCTCGTACCCTACGAAATGCAACCGGGCATGACGAACGCGGCTCGTGCACAACGAGATGCGACGGTTGGTAATGCGAGCAACGCGGGTGCGCTGGTCGGTACGACGCTGATGGCAAGCGAGTTCATCGAGGTCCGCCGCAATGTGTACCTGGCGGACAAGGTCGGTGTGCGCGTCCTGAGCGGCCTTGTCGGCAACGTCGACTTCCCTAAGCAGACCGCAGAAGGGACGGCAACGTGGGTAGGTGAGCAGGTTGCAGCGGCTGAGACCAATATCACGGTTGGTAAAGTGAGTCTCACACCGAAGACGGTCTCGGCATTCTACGACTATAGCCGCAAGCTGCTGCTCCAGTCCACGCCGAGCATTGACCAGTTGATCAATCAGGACCTCGATCAGCGATTGAGGCTTGCCATTGACAAGTCCATCTTCCACGGCACTGGCGGCGATCAACCGACTGGTATCGAAAATACGTCCGGCGTCGGCAACGTCGTTGGGGCGGGCTTGACATGGCAGAAGGTGATCGAGTTCCGCACGGACGTCGCTGTGGCAAACTCATTGAGCGGGAGTCTCTCATTCGTCACTGACCCGGTGACGTTCGGAACGCTCATGGGGCGACCGAAGGCAACCGGGTACCCGGTGTACCTGATCAATGACAATGGACAGATGATCAGCTATCCGGTGTATGATTCCAATCAAATCACCAGCGGCTATCTCTTCTTCGGCGATGGCTCGCAAGTGCTGCTTGGCGAGTGGGGCGTGCTCGATATCCTGCCCGATCCGTACACCGCCTCGACCAAGGGCGACATTCGTGTCGTTGGCTTCAAGAGCGTGGACGTCGCACTGCGCCATGCGGGTGCATGGTCCTTTGCGAATGACGTGTCATGACAATGACGACGGAAAACTCAGGGGCGCTCGTTAGGAATGAGCGCCCATCATCATACCACATTGGAGGACTCATGGACAAGCAAACGAAAACAGTCACCATCACCCGCTCGTGCCAACAGATGATCGACGGCAAAGTGCAGACGTTGCAGGCGGGCAAATCCGTTGAGCTGCCCATTGTTGATGCGAATCATCTCATCGCACTCAACAAGGCAGTCGAGGGTGCGGTGAAGGTCGAAGCAAAAACCGAAGCGAAGAAAGAAAAGTGATGCGAAAATCCATCATCATGCTGGCGCAGTCTGATCGGCGGCGCCAGCATTGTTCGGGCTTTGTCTTGAATGATACTCAGACTTTTGAAACTCAAAGTGATTCACAAATTGCGCTCGTGGTGGCTGCAAAGGCATCCGCCCGGCGACCGATAAAGCATGGCTGATCCCACACAACTCGGTAACGTAGTCCAGTATAGGGAACTTCTGATCGGCAATTCGCCCAATACGACGCGGCTAAGCGAGTGGATGTCCATGATTGAGGGGAATGTCGGCAAACTCACGCTGACGGCAGGCGAGACACTGAATGGGCAGAAACTTCTCATGATCAGCAACGGACAGGCGTACTTATTCGATCCTTCGGATGAATCAAATGCAGATAGAGTTCTCGGCTTTTCAACTCATGCCGCCGATCAGGGGGATCAAGTGACGATACAACGCACAGGCCCGCTCAGCAGCATGGTGCTTACACCGAATGCAACCTACTACGCCGGGCCAAGCGGATCGATTACGCCAATTGTCCCAGCATCAGGCCTTGTGCTACGCGTAGGCATGGCAAAAGATTCAAGCACGTTACTCATCGACATCGGGATTCCCATTTTCGCAACCAATTGACGAGGGCACAAGATGGCTAACAAATACTTAGCACTGGTAAGCGGCAAGATCAAAGAGATCGCTGCAACGGTTGTCTCAGCGGGCGCGGCAGATGCTGGCAAGATCGTTGCGTTGGACTCCGCTGGTTTGCTCGACGCGTCGCTGATGCCAGTTGGTGTCGGCGCTACAGTAGTTACCGCGCCAGCCAGCGAAAATCTCACTGCAGGCAATTTCGTGAATCTGTGGAACGATAGCGGTACGCTCAAGGTCCGTAAGGCCGACGCCACGACAAATGCGAAGCCGGCACATGGCTTCGTTCTCGCGAACGTCACTGCACCCGCAAATGCAACGGTCTACTTGCTCTCGGAAATTAACACGGCAGTAAGCGGATTGACGATCGGTGCGGACTATTATCTCTCAACCACACCCGGGGGCGTGACAACGACACCGCCATCGGCATCGGGCAACATTGTACAATTCATCGGCACGGCCACGCAGGCAACGGCATTGCCTTTCCTCAATGTTACAACAATTGAGGTTGCATAATGGCAGTCAAGAAACCGCTGTGCAACTACGGAGGCAAGACAAAGGAGTTGCAAAGCGGCGACACGATTGCGGAAGGAGGCGTAAAGATTACAGCGCTGCCCGCAGCAACATCTGTCGACGCAACGGACCTTTTCGCCGTCGTCAAAGACCCAAGCGGGACGGCTGTTACAAAATCCGTCACGGGGACGCAGGTCAAAACATTCGTCACGCCGACGCGGGCAACATATCAGGCAACGCCCGCCGATCCGACGGGAACAACCTCGACGACCGGAGTGATGATGGGACTTGCAGGATCAATAACACCAGCATCGAGCGGCAAGATTCTGATCATGATCAGCGGCGACTTGAAATCGAGCAGTGCGGCAACATTGAAAATGCAGATACGCTACGGGACTGGATCGGCACCGGGCAATGGCGGGGCGCTAACTGGCACAGCAGTCGGAAATCTTGCTACAGCCATTGGTAACGATGCCGACCAGCAATTTCCAACAACCTGCAACGCCATTATATCGAGTCTAAGCGTGGGTACCGCATATTGGATTGATGTATCACTTTCAACGAGTGCAGGAACGGGTACGGTGAAGAACATCAGCATATCTGTTATGGAGATTTGAAAGCGGCAAAATGCCAACCTATTCCGTCACGGCAACATTTGAAATAGATGCGTCGCAATCGAGCTACGCATTTCCTTCGCGTACGCCCGATGGCAACAAAGCTCAACTGATTGTCATTGCATGGTTCAGAGCAGGCTCAACGCCGGGCATAACTGTGAGTGGCTGCGGATTGACGTGGACGGAAGTAGCAAAAGCAATAGAAACGCAAAATGATACCTATGGAATCGCCGTCTTCAAGGGAGTCGGTACGCCAAACCAGGGTGTGGTTACAGTAGCGTTTGGCACAAGCCCATATCGCTGTGCAGGGGCAGCGATAGAGATTACTGATACGGACGTAACAGACCCAGTGGCCCAGTCTGCGACGTCGGTCACCCCTGGTGGAGGGTCATTGACCGTCAATCTATCTTCGGTACCCACTGCCGATGTGATGGGATTTTTCAATGCAAAATGGCCCCCAACGGTGGGATCGGGTTTTACTTTGCTTCAAGCACTTTCGGTCGGTACGTCATGGGATCAGATTCGTACTCTTGTCGAACATGCCACCGCCGATCAAACCGTCGATGCATCCTTCGATTTTTCGGGGTGCGTTGGGATTGGTCTTGAATTGAAACCTACGAGTGCAACGCCCTCGGCTGCATTACTTACGGAATCAGGAACGCCAATTGCAACGGAAATCGCCGAACGTTTACTCTCGTGAACTATGCCCTCAATCCTCGTCATATCACCCATCAACATCACGGCACCAGAAGAGGATGTCGTGTTTGCCGATCTCGGTCTTGAGGATATGCCGGACGGAAATTACAACGTATCGGGTACGGCATGGAATGAATCGCTCGGCATTGCTATCACGTTCGACGTGGAGAACAAGACGGCACAGGGATTCAAGCTGACCAACATCAGCGGCGATGGAAAGTTTGAGGGGCAGGTGTTTGCCTACGGAGCAATCGGCGATGCGCCGCCCGCTGCTGGCGATACTACAACGCTGCGCAACATTTTCTACAACCCGGACCTCGTTGATGGCGAGTCCGGGAGTCCAGTGAAAATTGTGAAGACGTTACTCGCATGATCATCCGAGTCATACCGCCGACACCAATCACGCAACCGAGGACGGTTGTCACATTCTCGCCGCCGCTGCCGAGTGCGCTGTACAACGTGCAGGGCCGGGCGTGGAATGTCTCGCTGGGTATGCAAGTGACGTATGACATCGGCGAGAAGACGAAGAACAGCATTGAGTTGCTGAACATCTCTGCGCCCGGGACATTCTCAGCAGAATTGTTTCATCATGGGGTCGAAGGCGGGCTGCAAACAACCATCATCGGCTATTTTGACGATTCACGTTACGAGAGCAAAGCGCCGGGCGTGATGGTGGAGAACAGCGGTCCGAATATCAAGTGCCTTACGGTTGATCTTGCACCACCGAAGGCTGCGACGTACCTCGTCAACGGCACGGTTTACTATGAGGCAAGCCGTGAGAAGCTGAGTCCCGAAGAAACGCAAATCAATCTATCGCTCGAACCGGTTTGATGGCACTGCGGACATCCATATTGAATCAACTCAAAACATTGATGGAAGGCGTGACGGGTCCGGCGTTCGCCAACGTTGCCATCATGCGTGCAACAGACTGGAACGTGAGCGAGCTGCCCGCATGTAATATCCGTGAAACCTCCGAGGGCGAAGAAGTGATCGGAACCGTCTCATGCGGCAAAGTGCGAGTGGTGCTGCATGTAGATTTTGTGCTGAGCTTCGAGGGGGCAACGCCCTACGATGCTGCTTCGGAGCAAATCTACAATATACTCGCCAAGCTGCGCGCTGATGAGACGGGTGCACGAACGCTGAGTGCATACAACGTTTATGAGATACAGGAAGTCGGCAGCCGCATCGTCACCGACCAAGCCGAGCAAAAGGTAGCGGGTGCACATGTGCTTGTCGACTTCTACTACGAACGCAACAGACTATCAGGAACCACATAAGAGAGGGACACCACAATGGCAGGCAATACGAGAATCACTCTGATCGGCGTGAAGCAGGAAACGACGCAGAATACACCCGCTACGCTCGTTGCGACCGACTTTCTTCCCGTCGCTGATGTATCATTCACGCCGAATGTCGAGGAAGTGCAGCAGGATTACTATCGGCAATCCATCGGCACTCTGCCGCACATTCCGGGCAGGAAATTCATCGAGAAGTCATTCCGGACGCCGAACAAATGGAGCGGCGCAGCGGGAACGGCATACGCACCGCTCAGTGCACTATTGCAGGCTGCTGGTTATACGGAGACAATCGTGCCAACCACGAGCGTCACATACACGCCCGCAAACGTCAAGGCATCGTCAAGCTACTTCGGTCCCGGCAAATCCATTTCAACGGAATTGTGGCTTGAAAGTGCATCGGGCGGGATGTCCATCAAAGGAAAAGGCGGACTCGTCTCGCAAGCCTCGCTGAAGGCCGTTGCGGGCAAGCTGAGTGAGTGGACGTTCAATATTCGAGCACTCTTCAACGGCAACGCGGCAGACGCCTCGCTGCCGACCGAGGACCTCGGCACGGTGCTGCCTGCGATCTTCGAGAATGCCACGATCACAGTGGATGGTGTTTCACTCTGCATAGAAAACTTGGACTTCGTGATTGAGAACAACATCGCTGCCAACGTCTGCGCCACATCGGATGATGGCATGAAGGGATTCCAGATCACCGGACGTCAAGCGAGAATCGAATTTGATCCTGAGCTGCTCGGCGTTGCAACACATCCCGCACTTGCCAAGCTGCGTGACGGCTCGCTGATGGCATTCGTAGCAACGTGGACAATCGAATCGAACGGCAGCACGCCACAGAAGATGACAATCGAAGGCGACATCCAATATACTGGCATGCGCCCTGCGGATCGTGACGGCATTCGGACCGTGCAGATGACGGCGCAATTTCGCAACGACAGCGAGAGCATCAAGTTTGAAGCGGCATAACCCAACAACAATCAAGAGGGACTCAACATGGCACGACTCGTAACAGATCCGAACGAGACCTGGGAGTTCATCCTCCCGGAGGACCGCACGCCCGATGGCGGCGTGAAACCAGGGCAACCCGTGTTCTACTTCGGGCATCTCTCACGTCTTGTGCGGCAGCATATAGAAAACAGCACCATCGTTTATCAGCTCAACGACAAAGGGCCTGAGGCGAAGGCTGACGCGCTGGTAAAGACAGGCGACAGATACACACTCGCTGTGAAGTTCGGGCTGCGTGATGTAAAAATCGATGGCAAGACGCCTGAGTGGTTCAAAACTACGCATCATGCAGGTTACAATCAAACTGCCGTCTCGGACAAAACACTGGACGTGCTGCGCATGGAGATTCCTCGACTGGGTGCAGAAGCGTGGGAGAAGCAGCGTCTTACGCCGGAAGAGGAAGAAAATTTCGTACAGCCTGCGGAATAGCGTTCGACCCGAAACAACTGCAGGCGGGCAGTCGGGTCGTGGATGAGAACTGGAACCCGGTCGACAAGAACCACTTGATGCGCTGCTACAGTGAATATCAGGACGCCATCGAGTTCTTCGCCGACCTTGATCGGGGCATAGTCACAATGACACTCACAGAATACAATGCGATGCCGGCCAAAGTACTTGACGCGTTCAGAATCTTTCAGGCAATGGCCGAACAGCGGCGGCGCAAACCGCCGGACATCGCCATGAATTGAACGGGCGTGCGGCGCGTGCGGGTTGGGTGAACATGAGTCCCTCTGCTTGCATCGTGACGCACGCTACCTTTGAGGCACAGATGGAACTCAAACTCAATCCCGAGATGCTGACGCCGGAGAAGATGGCGGCGTGGGGGAGGCAATTCCCGAAGGCGGCATCCGCTGCGCTCAACAAAACCGCGACGCAGTCACGCACGAGAGCAAGTACGCTGGTCCGTGAAACCTACAACATCCGAAAATCCGACCTCGACAAGAATATCGGCATCAGACGTGCAACGGAGCAGAAATTGGAAGCAGCATTGAAAGTAAGCGGACGGCGCATCAAGCTGATGGAGTTTGGTGCACAAGGGACAATACCCAGCAGGCGGGGCACGACGGGCGTGAGCGTCGAAGTTCTCAAGGGGCGGCGATTGATCATTGCGGGTTCGTTCCTCGCACAAATGCCAAGCGGCCATCGCGGGGTATTCATCCGCAGAACGGCGAAACGATTGCCCATCGAAGAACTGACAGGCCCGAGCGTACCGCAAATGTTCTTCGGCAAGAAGGTTTATCAGAAGCTGCTTGAGTTCGTGCATGCTGTGATGCCAAGGAACCTCGAAGACGCAATCAAATTTTTCAAGCGATGACGAACCGAGAGTTACAGTTTATCATGAGTCTGAAGGACGAGTTCAGCGCAAGCTGGCAGCGTGCTGTCGGCAATGCGCAGGCATCCCTCGCTCGGTTACGTTCTCAACTCGATGCAATTCGTGGTCTCTTGGCTGGCGCTTTTTCCGTCGCAGCACTGAAAGGATTCATCGACGCGAGCAACGAACAGGAACTTGCAACGGCCAAACTCACGCAAGCACTGAAAACGCAAGGCATCACCTCGTCTGCGGTGACGAAAGAGATGGAAGCATTCAGCTCGCAACTGCAAAAAGTGACCATCTATGGAGACGAGAGCATTACGAATTTGCAGGCGATGCTGGTGGCGATGACCGGGTTGAGCGGTAAGGGCGTGCAACCGCTGACGGTTGCTGCACTGGACCTTGCATCCGGCTTGAATGTGGACATCGAAACCGCCGGGAAGCTGATTGCAAAAACGCTCGAAGGTCAGGATGCACTCGGGCGGTACGGGATTGTGATAGGCAAAACCGGGAGTCAGAGTGAGCGGCTTGCAGCGATAACGAAAGAAGTGGAAAAACGATTCGGCGGGATGGCGGAGGCAGCGGGCAACACGGCTGCTGGGAAGATCAAACAATTTCAAAATGCAATCGATGATCTGCAAGAACGTTTCGGCGATATTGTCAAGCGGGTACTCTTCGTATTCCTGCCTCTATTGGAGAGGCTTGTATCGGTCATCGAGTCTGCACCAGTGCCGATTCAAGCGATGGTTCTCGCGGTCGGCGCACTGACAGCTGCATTTGTTGCATTGAATATCCCGCTCGCTGGAATACCACTCATCATCGGCACAGTCGTGGTGGGTCTGACGGGATTGGCTGCATGGCTTGGCACAACATCCAACGAGTCGCAAACGCTGCGCACGGAATTGTCGGGGATAAGGGGCGAGTTGGCAAACACTGCGGCCCTGGATGGCATGATCGAGCGGTACAAGGTGCTGAGCAATCAAACCAAACTCACCAAATCCGAAAAGGCAGAACTCTCTCGCCTCACGAAAGAGCTTGCCGCAGTAATCCCGGAAGCGGTGGTCCAGTTCAATGCCGAAGGCGAAGCGATCAAACTGAGTTACGAGAACTTGAAGGCATACAATGCCGAGAAGCAGCGCAAGCTGGAAAAGGAGGAGAAAAAACGTCAAGAGAAACTCAGCGAAGAGCTTCGTCGGCAATCTTTGGAACTCAATACACTCGTTGAACGTCAGCGCTGGTTGCAGCAAACGATAGCTGCTTCCCAACCCTTGCTCGAACAAATTCGGGCCTCGTTGGGAGAAGGCTCGAAGGCATACGGCAAGATTTCACTCGACCTGACGAAATACAGCGCCGAACTCGAAAGCAACAAAGCTCGTCAGGCGGAATTGAAAAAGGCAATCGAAGGAACGAATGAATCGCTGTTCGGGACGGAAGCCGTCGCACAAGGGGTCCAGAAGGGCATTACGGAGACCTCCGACGCAACGAAAGCCGCTGCGGGTTCTCTCACATACTTCACAGAGCGCTACAATGAGCTGCTAAAAAAGTTACGAGGAACTCCGCTTGGCACGACAGCATTCTTCACGTTGAAACAGCAGGTCGATGACGCGTGGCTCTCCATGAAGCGAGCAGAAAGCCTGTTCAACCAGATCATGGGCAAAACTAAGTTCGAGCTGAAGGTGACGACTCTCTTCGAGAAGCCGGCTGCCATACAACTGCCCGAACTCAAGCCGCTCGATCCGTCCGTTCTTGCAAGAATCAACCGTGCATTCGATGCTGTGCGTGATAGCTCACACCTGACCCGACGCCAATGGGAGGCCATAAACAAATTGGCGCCGGGCCTGTCTTCACAGCTTGAGCACATGGCGGATCGGCAGGCACTCATTGCGCAATATGGGGAAGAATGGGTGAAGGAGATTGAAGCAGCGGAGTTGCGCTTCAAAATCGCCGGCGCCGTAGCTGATTCGATGGTAGATGTTTTTCGCAGCAACTTCATCAAAGCATGGAATGACATCTTCGGCGAAGCAAATTCACTGCTCGAACAGTTCTTTCAAAAAGTTGCAGAAAAACTGCTTGAAATTGCAGCTATGAAGGTGGCTTTCGCCATCTTCGGGCTATTCCACGAAGGAGGCACAGTACCAAAACCACCGAAAGCGCACAGCGGCGCGTTTGTGGATACGAACGGAGCATTGCGCGGATTGAGCTTTGCGAACATTCCGTCCTCAAAAGAATTTCCTATCCTGGTACGGGGCGGCGAGACGATTCGGACGGAGATGCAGGAACAACATCTGCAACGTCTCATCGCACAAGCGCAGGCGATTATCAATTCCTATCAACCGCCGTCGGCGTCGAGGTTGAATGTCCCCTCATCTTCCACGATGCCTGCGGCGGTTGCTTCCCACACGACAACGAATAGAACGGAAATTCATCTTCATATCACGGGTCCCGTCGTTGGGCGAGCAGAGTGGATATTGGAAGGATTCAAAGAAGGCTTACGCAAGACAGGGTTGACGGTCGATAAGCTGGTGGTCGATAATAGGAACAATCTCAAACAGTCGATCTGATGTATGCAATTTACCCCGACAGCGCAGTTCCTGGCCTTCGCGCGTGGAGCGATAAAATCTCTGATCTGGAAAGTGTTTGTCCGGAAAACGGCAACACTGGGCGCTGCACTCGATACGACCGATTGGCTCGAAGTAACACATTTTGTGCACACGGAGAGCATGCAGGTGCAGAAGTCATCCATTGAGTATGAATACGGCATGTTTGTCAGCGATTCAGTCTCATTTGTCGTGTCCGACATAGAGTGGTGGAAGTCGCACGTCTTCAACGCAACGGAGTCGGAATACATTGAGTGCAAGATTCAATGTCAGTTGGCTGCCTGGGGAATAACCGCGCCGGATATTGCCTACACATTTTCTGGGATCATTGACAAGCAATATCAGCCGCGAGAGTCATCGGACACCATCACAATTACGGCTTACACAGCACAGGATATAGGGCAGCAGATTTCAGCGGATTATCTTACGACGCAATATCTCAACAGCAGCGAAACCATGCTTGTGTTGCAAAACATTCCCGGTCTTTATGTCAAGAACGCTGCTGTCGCAGGCAAGGAACTGAACGTCGGGACCCACCGGATCAACTATCGGACGAAGTTGGTGACACAAGGTTATCCGGCAAGTAACGAACTCATCGAAAACGGCACCTTTGACAATGATCTTGGTTGGGCATTAGGAAACGGTTGGTCAATTTCTGGCAACAAAGCACATTGTGATACTGGAGTAGCATCAGAACTGCGGCAATATGTACGTCTCGATGCGGGCGCAACGTACAAAGTTACATTTACGCTCAGCAACGTTACAGCCGGAGCCATCAGGCCTATCCTCCAAGGAACACTCGGCACGTCGCGAACAACGAACGGAACCTTCACGGAGAACATTGTTGCAGGATCAACGGGCACGATGGGCCTGGCGTTTAGAACAACCGCAAATTCATTCGTGGGGAAAGTTTCTGCAGTATCACTGACGCGCGTGAATACGCAGGTACAAGTTTTGGTCCGCGAAGCACAACTCGATGATGGGCGTTGGGTTGAATTAGCCGTCGGCGACAATACGCTGGGCAATGGCACGAGCGAAGATTCGGACACAGAACGGCTGGTCGTTCATATTGATGACCTCAATGAGGTTCCTCCACGCAATCCACCGCGACCGAACGAACCATTTGAACTTGAGCGCAGCGATGCGATTGTTGTTATCACGAAGGGCGACACACTTCCGAGGCAATGGTATGCAAATGCCGGTGCGCAATTCATCTTAAGCGAAATTCTCAACAGACTGGGGATAACACAACAAACGTTTGACACACTCGAAATGCCGACCGCAACGGGTGCACGCAAGATTTCATTCGTTGACAATCCCCCGAACGGCTCGGTAACGGGCACCAAGTACGCGCTGCTGACGGTTGGCAATGATCTGTGGGTAACCGTCGGTCATCGGCTATACAAACGCTCTGCCGGAGTGTACACATTGATGGCAACTCTCAGCCCCGGCGATGTGATTTCCAAATTGATGTACAACCAGCGCAATGGCCACATCTGGATATTTTATGGAGCAAATGCGAACGGCAACGGCAAATTGCGTCGCTATGTGATCGCCACATCGACGTTGAGCAGCGAAATCGTGCTGAGCAGCACTGCGGACAAGACGCGGCACATGAGTATCGAGCTTGTCGATTATGAGTACGAGGCTGACGCATTCATGTATGCCGTCGTGTACACGGTGACGACCAACGGTCTGAACGGCGGGACAATTTCTCAGGTCAATGGTAATACGCTCGCTGTGAGTACCATATTCACGGGCCTCAATCTGGGGTATCCAGACAATTTTGGGATCACCTCTCAGTTCATGCACCAACTCAGTGGCGGCAAGGTGCGGTTCCGAACGAATAACGGCATCAATCCATACTATCACGAAATCCAGGTGGACGTTACTGGCGCATGGCAAGATAATGGTCAACAATTTCAGGTTGCATACGATTACGACACGGCGGCGTTTGTTGCATCTGAGAATCGCATCTACGCATGGAACCCCGTTGAGCGACAAATTGAATCGCACACGACTTCATCAGGAACACGTACGATCAACCTACTCGACGTATCATCATCGGCGGCCATAGGGGCAATGCGTGCGCTCAACAACAAAGTCTATTTTACGCTGTACGACGTCGATCCGCTCATAGCGGGCCGGTACTTCTATTTCTATGAGTTCAGCAACAATGAGGTCCACAACTTTCAGGATTATCCTGAAAAATCCAATGCAGCAGCGGCCCTTTTCACGGCCCTCACGAATGTTGGCAACAGAATCTACGGCATCGATTTCGAGGGCCGTCTGTTTCAATTCGACTCGATGATTGCTCTATATGCGCCACGCATAGAAACAACTGGGAAAACACTGACCGACATCTGGAACGATGTTTTGAAGTCATTCTTGCTGTGCGGGACAATTTCACCTGCAAAGCGAGCGCACATTTATCGCCGGGTGAACGCTGACGGACTTCCGCAGACGAGCGGTCAATCGGTATCGCTTACGGTAGACGATGCCACAGACATCATCATTGATGAGCTTCTCTACAGAAAACGAAATTTCATTGATGTGTCGAATGAAACCGTTCGTTTCACCTTCGATGGCATTGACTACAACATTGAAGCACTTGACGATGTGCCGCGTTTCACGCTGACGAGCAAACTCATTCCTGATGAGATTGTGCAAGACTTGGCATTCAATGCGTATCAATTCTTCAAAACGAATCGTTCTCTCTATCGCATTCCAATCGGCATGATGCCCTTATTGCAGTATGAACCTTTCGACGGAGCGCAGGTAACATTCACTACTACGAAGCTCAAGAAGATGGCGTCCGGTCTCATCATGGGCATCGAGATTAGCATCGACGGGGCAATGACATTCAGTATTCTTTTACCATCGTGAGAAGACTAATGGAAACGCTGCTCGAAAAGCAAATTCGCTTCACGCAGATGGTCGGGTTGCTCATCGACTATGCAACGCAGAAAGGCTACGGCATCACGCTGGGCGAAGCGTGGCGTCCGCCGCTGCTGGCGAAAATCTACGCGGAGAAAGGGATTGGGAGCGAGAAGTCGCTGCACTGCGACCGCCTCGCAATCGACTTGAATCTCTTCAAGAACGGCAGATACCTCGACAAGACGGAGGATCACCGCGAGCTGGGCGAGTTCTGGGAAAGTATAGGCGGCACATGGGGCGGGCGGTTCAAGGATGGAAATCACTACTCACTTGAGTATGAGGGCCGGAAGTGAATCTCACGTTCTATATACCGAATCTCAGAAACGCTGCATACATCGCCGGCGGCGGATTTACGGAGGATGCAAACTATCCGCTCGTGAACTTGTTCAATGGCATTCCGGAGATTCCAGCGAAGAGCACCGTGCTGACGAGCGGGCAGCGCATCGTGTTCGATCAGGGTGCGGCAAAGGCATTCGACTCGTTCGTGCTTTTGAATCACAATTTCACAACGAACAATGGCTTGAGGGTTCGCTGCGCCTCGAACAGCGCAATCACGACGGATGTGGAGACCGTCTTTGCAACGGCAACTCCACAAGCTGACGGCGATCTGATCATTGACGACATTCCGACGTTTACGAAACGCTACGTTGCTTTTGAGTGGATGGGCGCTGGACCATTGGCCGCTGTTCCAACGTTGGGCGGCGCCTACGTGTGTGCGAAGTACGTTTTCCCAAAGCCGTGGGAATTTTCCTCACGGCCATTTTACGTCGGTTTTGGGACTTCACGCAGTCGTTCGCTCAGCGGCATCCGGCGCGCTGCGCAGCAATATGGCGGCACGGCACGATTTCAGTTCAGCTTCCTGAATCTCGAGGACGCTGACAGGGATATGCTGCAGCGCATCTACACGCTCGTGCGTGGACCGCTCATTCCATTCATGTGTCGGGATCATACGGGCGCACAGTACTACGTTTCATTCGTCAACGATGAGTGGCCGTGGACAGTCCGTGCATACAATCTGAACGACATGGAGCCGCTGGTACTCGAAACAGTGCGTTCCAGCTACGGCATAACGTCCGGCATGGAGAATACAGAGGAAGTCATCGCTTACATCTAACAAACTGCTTCGGGGGGAGCAAAGAACAATGCACACATTCATCGGTATCGCACACATATTCTTGCAGAACAGTTTACCGCCGCCGCCGATCAATTGGCTGTACACGGGCCTGCTCGGTCTCATTGCGATTCTTCTTGGCATTATCGGCTGGCTGCTGAAATCCGCCTACGCGGACATGAAGGAATGGCGTTTGGAAACCGACAAATGGATTCGCACGCTGGATACGCGTCTTGTGCGAATCGAAACGAAGCTGGAGATTCAGGAATGAAGATGCTGATTGCACTGATGGTGATTCTGCTTTCAGTCGAATGCAGAGCGCAGATCGAGGACAAAGACCCCATCGAGCAATGGAAGAAATGTCCCGAAGGTGCGCCACTGCCGACGCTCGATCATCACCTCGGCAAGATTGCCGGCAGCATAGCGCTCTATAGCACGCTGCGCGTAGCGGGCGTGCGAGATTGGACGGCCTTGGGCATCACCTCGGCTGCGGGCATTGCATTCGAGGCGGTGCAATATCTTTTCTTCGGCGAAACGCTGAATCACTCGCTGATGGATGTGGTGCTGTTCAACTATCACTTGCCTATGCATGCATTTACGCGCGGGGAAGCGCTAACGGGAATAGGCATCACAGTGAATCTGACAGGCTTGTACTTGTATTTTCTGACACGGGAGTAGTCAATGAAGCGCACATGGATTTTGTTCTTGTTGATGTTTTCATTCGTGCTCGGCAACGCACAGACGACACAATACTTCGAGGTCGTCTTGCTACGGACCAATGGCACACCACTAACGGGCGCCACGGCATGGCTGGTTCCCGTGGCAAACGTCTATCCAAACAACCGTCTTGCGCTGACGGCACATCCTCAGAAGCTGGGAGTGTACTACCGCAACGCAGTCCCGGTTGGTCTCTACGACATTTGGGTGGACCAAGCGCACTACAATCCGCCCGGAGCGACGGTTGTGAGCGGTTATGTGAAGAATAGAGATAGCGTGGCAATCGGTGGAGCCGGGACGGTGGTAACGCACAACTACTATGGCTTCGCTGCGGATGAAGTGACAACGACGCTGAATCATGATTCCACTATCAGTGTAAAGGACGGTGGCATCACTTGGGAGAAACTCGCCTCGCCCGTTGCGGACACAACTACACTCAAATCGACCAATGCTGATGTGGCGATACTGAAGACGGTCGTATCAGGCAAAGAAATCGGCGGCGGTATGTTCGTAAAGATTGATTCAACATATCCTGAGGGTGTTGTTGCGTTCAAACATCCGGTTACAGGTAAACAGTGGGTTCGGGAAGAATATCTTCAAACCGGAGCAGTCAACGTAAGATGGGCTGGGGCTATAGGTGACGGGCTAAATAATGACTACGTGGCAATAAAACGAGCATATCGTTCTCTTCAAACAACAGGGCTTATGACAGCAAGCGGAGAGCCAGAACGCTATGGAATTCTTTTTTTTCCCCCGGGGACCTTCATTATAGATAGCACGCTTCGCATTTCTGGCGGCGTAACTCTTGTTGGTAGCCCTGGATTTAGAAGAACTATAATCAAGTTCAAGGATGCTATCGCAACCACTCAGGAAATTTTTATTGTTGATACTGACATGCGCCTCATCAATGGCGAACCATTTGCCAATGCTACATTTGGTATTTCAATTCGGGATATGAGTTTCATTGGTAATAGTCTAACTAATCCAATGATAAGTGGGGTTAGATTGCTGAGCGCACAATTAACCAGCTTAGATAGAGTTAACATAGCGGAAATGGGTTTGCGCGGACTGGTTGTAGGTGATAGCTTGCAGTCTTATGCGTCATCAATCACTATTACTTCTCTATGGATAGCTGATTGCATCAAGGGTCCAGGACTCGAAATAATCGAAGCAAGTTCATTTGTAGCTTTGAACCTTTCCGTCGAGCATGTGAATATGAATGGTTCTTATCTGGGGGCTGATGGAGACAAAAATCCAGCAATGCTCATTAGAAATTCCTCTAATATCCACATCAGTCATTTCCAAGATGAAAATTCTTATTTACCAATCAAAATCAAAAATTCACAAAATGTTTTCTTTACTGCCATTTCTCAACATTGGTGGTACTCTACACCTATCCCTGTTGCAATCAAAATAGTAAATTCATCTCAGGTTTCAATTGAAAGAATGCACATGATGAATGCCGATACGTTATTGTCACACCCAGATAAATCAATCTTCTTGTTGGGCGGAGTGGGGATTTTTTTTGAAACTTATCCACTAATAGCGCAAGGGAATGTTGGCATAGGAATGGTAAGAGCAACAAAAACCTTGCAAGTGGCTGGGACTGCTGGCATAACTGGCAATTTGTACTTGGGCCCTGGACTTAATGCTTACATCGGCCAAGGCGCCGATCCAACCAATTCTATCGCCATTTACTCTTTCCGACCAGATGGTATTAGTGGCGCTCAAAAATGGGAACTCTCATTGGGTGGTGCTGGGTCTGCCCTTAATCCATCAACAACCATTTCTTCGTCGAATACAGATAATACAAATTCCTATACTTACATAAAATTGGGTCGTGCTATGGGCGGGCCTTACACCGGGTACAATATTCTATTAGACCCTGATGGCACGACTGGAGTCTTCGTCGGCAATAACCTAAAAGTGCAGGGCAATGTCTATTTGAATTCTGATCTAGTTGGCAATGATCTTATCGCTGGGACTTCTTTTTTTTCAGGAACCGATACATTGAAGGTGATCACCATTTCTGGCGGGACGCTGAATGATATTTACACTGCTAATTCAATTGGCAATGCTGTAGAAGCTTTGAGTTGCACAGCTATCACAAATGGCGTTGAAGTCCGACGCCGATCAGGTGGTGTCAGTGGACTAAGTTTCACATATCAGAGAATCAAGAGATAAAAGTTCACAACCCACAAACTATACAAGGAGGGAAATATGAAACGCACATTGTTGTTGGTCGTAGCGCTCATGATCGTAGCGACAATCAGCGAGGCGCAATTCCGGCAGAACATCATCACGAAGCAAGTCTTCGCACCACGTGGCCAACGCGTGACCGCTGCCGAGACAACGTACGTCGGAACATTCTCGGCGTATCTTGGCTTCTTGGCATTCTACGGAACCAATCTGCCAACATTCTACGACGGCGTGATCAATGTCCGTCGTGGATTCGAGGACGGAAGCTACTTGAACATTTTCCTTACGCTGCCCGAGGAGATCAACGCCAATCAAGTATACGGTCTCGCATACGGAAAGATGCTGAGCCAACCGATGGAAGCGACGTGGCTCTTTCTCAATGCCGGCACATTGTTCAGCAAGTCAAACGATCCGGCGAGAAGAAACTACATCGGTATCCCAGTCGGCCTCGAGGTGAAGTACGATTTCACTGACTTTGCTGCAATAGCACTTCGCGCTGATGTGATGCCCGCGTATGACTTCCATGAGTTCGGTCTTGCGGCGATTGGCCAAGCGAGTTTGAGCATTTCACCATAACTAAAACAACAGAAAGGATACAATCATGACGTGGTACGAGAAGGTTTGGAACTGGCTCAACGGCAACAAGATCGAGTTCGGTCTTGTCTTGGGCTGGATTGCATCAAAAATTCCGCCATCGATTCCGCTGTTTGGTCTCGAATGGCTCAGCTGGAAGGAAGTCCTTGAAGCACTCGCAGGCGTGCTCACCGGCGTAGGCGTTGTGCATCGTGTAATGAAGTCAACGACCGATCCAGGCCCAAACAAATAGCAACCCCACCGGACAGACTCCCCAACGTCCGCACCAACCCACCACCATCCACACGAAACGGCTGAGTTGAGCGCCTCAGCCGTTTTTTTTTGTCGGGGCGGAGGGATTTGAACCCTCGACCTCACGGTCCCGAACCGTGCGCGCTACCGGACTGCGCTACGCCCCGTCACCAAGTCCCACATTGGTACACACCCATCAAAAACCGCTGAAAACATTAAGGAAAAGTGGGGCGGCGGTTGGTCCCGAACCATCTACCAACCGTCCATCCGCCTCATCTTTGCGCATTTTTTGCTGAAATGCGTATTCGATTCGGTTTATTCACCATGTTCAGCCGCAGTGAGTCCCGTATTGGTACACACCTCATGCGGCGCTTTTGGGCGGCTTGGGCAGACGAAGTTTCTTTGCGGCCTTACGTACCTCAGCTTTGAAAGGATTCACATAGCGCTTGGTGCTTTCAGCGTCATGATGGCCGAGGAACTCTTTGATCGTCCAGAGATCCGCGCCTTGCTGTGCAAGTGCGGTGGCCGCCGTGTGTCGGGCGCCGTGCAGCTTGATGGTCGCCGGGAGTTTTAATCGCTCACGCAGACGGGCGAAGCGACGCGTAAGAGCATCAGGCGATCTATTGATCAACATATCATCGCCTCGTTGTTGCGCTCTGGCGATGAGTCGTTGGATGATTGGCCGAAGTTGCGGAGTTATGTAGACGATTTTATCACCGCCTTCCTTTTCATCATGCACGGTGATCTCGCCGCGCTGCACGTCAACATGCTCACTGATGCGAATCGCTGTTCCCTCACCACGGCGTACGCCCGACAAAAAGTAGAAGTTGAGTATGTCCAAAAATTCCTGGTCGCCAATACCCTGAATCAGTCGTAGGTATTCCTGGGGCTTGATGTCACGAGGTTTGCGCTTCTCACGCTTGGGTAATTCGTAGTGCTGCAGTGGGTTTGAGACGGCATAGCGTTTTGCAACTGCCCATGCGAAAAGTGACTTGAGTGCGGAGAGTTCATTTCGGATTGTTTTTGGCGCACGACCTGCCTCGCGACGTTCACGCTCGAAGTTTTCAACATGCGCAGTTGTGATGTCTTCAACGAACTCATCACGCCCCAGAGATTTCCCAAAATTGTTGAAGGCATGCACGAGCGCTATAATGGTATCGCTTTTGCGTCCCTTTGTTTTTTTGAAATCCAAATACTGAGACACCAACAAGCTGTAAGTGATGCGCTGCATGACACGATTCGACAAACCGAATTGCGCCAGCGTCAGGTCGTTGTTTTCTTTCGCGAGAATCGCTTCTGCAACACGACGGTCCTTTGTGCGGAGAGATCGGCGAGGTAGGCCGAGGGCCTTGCGGTACTTGATGTACCATGTACCATTCCGATTGATGAGCCAGCAATTCATTTCAGATGACCGTCCAGCCTAAGCTGCCTCATCCGGTTTTCCTGTGGCGAGATTCGTTCTACAATGAGGGCAGACAGTTGCCTGCCTGTACATGGATTCGTAGCAATATGGGCATCGCCGCTGCGATAAGCGCTTCATGAGCAAAGCAGCAAAGAGCGAAACGACAATGATGAAGATCATCATTTCCATGGCGACCTCTCTAAGCTTGTTAGTAGGTGATATGCAGCACGTTGTTGAGACCGAATGTACGCAAGGGTATTGACTATCACATGTGTCTGTAGTATCTTCATCCCCGACGGCGTCCGCAAAATCTCACCTTTTGATGGGGGGCAAAATGGTTTGCGTGCTTTCACTTTTTCTTCGGATTGTGAAGTTTCGTCTTCAGCTCTTCTTTTACTCGCTCGTATTCCTCAGACATCTCAATATACTTCAGAATATCATGAACAAGTGCCGGATACCTGACTAACTTCGAAGCCAATCGAATGATTTCCGTCGGTATTTTCTGAAGTTCCCCTTCCTGCTTAATCCTTAGCGGTCCATGCCCCAGGATCAGAGCAAAAGGATTGTACCCTAAATCTGCAACCATACGCTGCAATAATTCGTAGCTGGGCTTCCCGCCATTCAGCAAAGCATTGACTGACGGTTGCGTAATCCCCAAATAATTAGCGAGTCTGGCTTGCGTCTCTAAGCCTTCCTCTTGCATGATGGCACGGAGCACATCAGGGAAAAAATTCTTCACAGAAAATAGCTTTAGCTATTGACAAATAGACTTGCCTATATTATATTTGGGGTAGCAAACAACAACAATCTAAAGTGAGACGCAACAAAATGCAAGCAAAAAAAGAAGATGACGATTTCAGAGTAACGAGCATCACCGTGCAAGCGAGGGACCGAAAGTTGGTGGACGCCGCTGCTGAGATCAAGGGCATGCTGAAATACAAAATGCTCAGCCGCTGGATTCGGAAAGCAATTGAAGAAGACCCAGAGATTTCACACCTGTTGTCACAATGAAAGGGTGCCCTACATGCTTACTATGCTTGCAGTCCTGCAAATCCTGTGTGCTATTTTCTGCGCAGTCAACAGTTCAGCATTCATTCGTGAATATCTTACGACGCGACAGTTAGGCGACAGGGTGCGGAATCAAAACATCATCGCCGCGGCGCTTGGCTTTTCCATCGCCGCCATAACACTTCTCTGGAGCTTCATTTTTTTGATGGGAGTATTATGATCACCACGGACGCCTATAAAGACCTGGCGCGCCAGAACATCAAGCTGCTCGCTATATTGGCGGACACGATATTGCAGCACTCGGACGCGCAAGAGCGAGACCCAGAGAACGAATACTTCATCTGGGCAATGTGTGAATGCCAGAGACGTATCGAAAACGCAATCAACGCGCTGAAGTCAACAATGCCCGAAGGGAAGCGGGCAGAGAACCAAAATGGGGGGAACGATGGAACTTGCTTGCCGCAATAACACCGTCTTCACTTCTGTTGCAGAAGCCGAGCGCTACGGTCGAGAGATTGACCGTGAAGGCTACAACCAACTCACCGCAAAAGCAGACAAACTTCTTCATCACATTCTGGACACCTCGCTGCACATTAGCGAGGTCCGCTTTGCACAATCGCAACTCTACTTCATCGAGGTTGCGCGTTCGGCATACCTCAATCGTGAACTGGAGGCATTTGAATGAGCTACGACCTTCGCACACCGGTACCGGAGAGAGTCGAGCGACTCATCCGGGGCGACGTCGAACCTTCGGCTGACGACATCTTGATGATTCTCGAATTGCGTCGAGACCTGCTGCGTGAAAAAGGATCGACGCCAATGATGCTCACAGCGGCAAAGATAGCTTGCCTGATTGAGGACCTCGATCAGGTTGCCGAGCGGTTTCAGAAGAAGCACGAAGGATTGTTCACATGAACAGTGAGCATCAACCTGCGCTCGCCATCATTGGCAGCGACTATCCCCCCATCGCTGTCGATGAGGCGATGCGCATCACGTCATTGAGCGAGAGCCAACTGCGAAAGCAGGTGAAACCGTTCTGGAAACTCGGTGGGAGAAAAGGCTTGCGGTGGCGATACGAGGACTTGGTGGCATTCGTGAATGCGAGTCGGATCAGGGAAGGCGTACCGCTGCCGCAGCCTGCTGCTTTCGTTCCCCTCGATCATAGAAAATTCAAGAAGGCAATATGAACCAATCACAGAAGAACATCAATCTCGCTTACGAGAACATCACCAGGCTCGAAGGTCTAATCCGCAAGGAACTAAACCACGTAGTGCGAGGTCATCTTCGCTGGCTCTTGAAATGGCATTGCACGCGATCCGGCATCTCTTCTCCTATGCTCGAAGACGAAAAGCAGTCACGAGTCAATTACAAACGGCAAAGAATGAGACGACATGACAAGTCTCAATTGGTACCTGCTCATAGCGCTGGCAATGCTATCCGTGCTCACGGCGCTTGAACTGCGCACCTTACAATGGTGGGCGGAAGTTCCGAGGGTAACGAAGGCAGTCAAGGAATATGTCCGGCTGACAATCCGGCTGCGGCTTGGATTCCTGACGTTCGCATTGATCATAGTGATATACCTCTTCTATAAGGAATTGCCACGATGAAACCGAAGCAAGAAAAAACGCCGGACCCCATCAGCATCGATCATGAATCCGCACTCAAATGGATTCAGAGCAAGCAAAAACAGATCGAACGAGCGCAAGCTGACTATGAGATGAAGAAGGAAATTGCGAAGGAAGCAAAAGAGCATCTCGAAGGCATGATTTCCGAACTGCTGAGTTTCATCAGCGATTTGAATAACGGACAAGGGCGCATCAATTTTGACGAGACGCAGGAGGAAGAATCATGACAATCATTTTGATTTGGGCGGCTCTCTGTTTGTTCGTGCTGAGATTCATGCAAGTAGTCCAGCGCAAGAATGAAGAGCAAGATGCCATTTATCAGGCCTGGCTCAAAGCGCACAGGTAGCGGAGGCCGGCGGAAGGCATACGATGAGGGCTTCGTGTCGCGCATGTATCGGGCCGGCTTTCCCAGAAGAGAACACCGTGCATGCGGTAACCCGAGGTATCCCTGGCGGCGTGGAGTCTCGAGTCGAGCAACGAAGCTAACGCTGCGCCCCGCAAGGGGTATTGATTGACCGAGAACAACATGACACCCATTGAAACCATAGAAGGATTTCTGGCTCTCGCAATCATCGCTGGCATGATTGCACTGTTTCTCATCGCATTGGTTGAGGATGAAGAATGAAGAAGAAGGTAACGCTTGAGGACATCGTCAATGAGTACGGGAAACATTTTGACGATGAAGCGCGACGCCGCATAGAAGAACGACACAAAGCATTCATGAAGCAAGCGCGTGAGTTGCGCAGGGAATTGAAGAGAGCCGGAAAGATCAGATCGAATTTCAGGAACAAGAAACAATACCGTCAAGTCGTGAAGCTGGCGGCGATGCAAGGCAAAACACAATGAAGAGCGCCCATGATATGTTACTCCCGTCTTCAAAAGTCCGTGCCGAGTTACAGAGAATGCGCGATACGAAAGTCATCAAGGTGGGCAGGCAAACTTTGCCTTGCAAGCTGATCGTGCCGCCGTTCCAACTCGATGACGACATGAACTTCAAAGAAATTTGGCTGCAGAAATGGGAGGAGATGTTGGAACGCAACGGCGTAGATGAGGCGGAGTTGGTATCGCTCGTGGATTACACGCTGCGCAGACGTGCACAAGGGATCGGTAAACCCTTCTTCCCAACCGATGACGAGTGGCGGCGCATCCTGGAGGAAATGAGAGCGGGACAAGCGCAGGCGAAAGCTGCAAAGGCAAAGCCACCACGACCGTTTGTCCCGGTAGCGGAACGTCCGGAGAATAAGCGCAACGTACTCTGCGCTGACTGTCTTGCCAGAGGGAAGCGCACCATCATCAATGTGCATCAGATGTGTCCGGTATGCTGGCCGCAGGAGGAAGCGGCATGAAACAACTTGATCTATTCAAGCCTGCATTGCCAAAGTGGGTTGAGAAAATGCTGGGTACGATGGTTCGATGGGCAAACGCGGGTGATGATTGGTGCTACTATCATGACAACAAACATCAATGGTATCGCATCAAGAACAAATTGTTGGAGCGCTACGGAATTTTTCAGGGCGAGGAGATACAACGGATATCGCATCTCTGTCGTGCATGTGAGGGGACTGGAAAGCATTGGTACGATAACGGATCTGAATTGTGCTGGAGATGTTCTGGCAGCGGCGTTTGGCAATACGAATTCAACTTCCTTCAACGATATGAACTATTTGGAATATCACTACATCGGCCCTACAAACCGAGAGTCTACACATTCAATCGCCATCTTTACACCCCGACACTCAAAGGCAAAATCAAACACGATGAACACCATCCTCGGAAGTCATGGTGGTCTTTCATAATCTTGGCTGCATTCTTTAGTCCAAGTGAACTTATCATCCTTTTCAGGTATTGGTCTTATGAAAAACGGTTCATATTGGGACAACAAATCGGCTGGTGGCTCCAAACAATTATTTTCAGCGAAATGCGCCGAAGAAGTAGAGCATGAAACTCCATTACTTCTGCAAACGCTGCGGGCGCAAACTCAAATCTCTCAGAGCGCAGCAGCACGGCGCTGGCCGGACCTGCAGAAAGAAAATCGAAGAACAGAAAAAAGTACCACAATTTGCATTTCGGCGAGATGGCTAAAGGTTATCACAACGACACGCATGCACTGGCAAGTCTGAAACAGACTGCAAACTTCGTGCGGCAGCACATGAATGTACTCAGCAAAGTTGCGCCAAGGCTGGTA